CCTTAATTGTCCTTATTTTGTCTAAATTAAGCTTATTTGGCGGTGCATATACCTCATGTGGTGCAAGAAATTGTTTGTCAACAAGTTCTGGTATGCTTGTTCCTACTATTAAATCATCAAAAACTTCTCCTAATCCCGCACCTGTCATTCTCATGGGTGTAGCGGTAACACCAAGTTTTATTGTGTTTTTATAAAAATCTAATATTTTTCTCCATGATCTAGCTACTGCGTGATGTGCTTCATCGAGGATGATAAGGTTAGGTTGCCAGTTATCGTTAAGTCTTCTAATTAATGTTTGAACAGAGGCGACTTGAACATTAGAGGATTTAGGTTCGTAACCCGCAGCTATAATTCCATGATTAACTTTATTTTTTTTAAGTTTATTTGATGCTTGATCTATAAGCTCTTTTCTGTGAACAAGGATAAGAACATTAGAACCTTTTAATTTTGCAAGTTTTGTTATTTCAGAAAATATTACTGTTTTACCCGCACCTGTAGGAAGAGTAAGCAAAACGGATTTGTTATCGTTTTGAATCGACTTTCTTACATTATTAATTGCTGACTTTTGATAATCCCTTAGTTGCATAGGGTTGACAAATACTATGTTATACTATATCATACTACTATATGTTACCTTATACGTCAATCCAATGACATTAAAATTTCCAAGAACATATGCAGATTTACGCAAAGCTTCTTACATAGCTGATATAGAAGTTAGCGATGATGGAGTTTTCCTTTATCTTGAAGAAAAGTTTTTGCCTGATGCAACAGACTATACGGCATGGGGTGAACACAATTTAAAAGAAGCATTGCATATGCTAAAAATTGATTACTGGAAACAAATTAAATTAAATTGCAAGCACTAATTATGAAAGAAACAAAAGCAGAGCTTGTCGATAAGCTAATACTTTATGTAAGAACAGATAATTACAATGCTTTCTTTTCAGCTTGTAATCGTGGGATGAATAGTTATGGAACTAAACAGTTTGCAGATATGATGCACTACGATTTTATTTTTAAATTATTTTCTTGCGAAGCTGTAGATACATTTATTAAGTGGGGAGAAAAGTTGAAATGATTTATAAACCAAAAGAAATTACAAACGAAGAATATCATGGAAAAAAAGAGTACGAGTCTTCTACTAATCTTAGACATTCTTTAATTAGTCCTAAAAAATATTTGCATGGTAAAACAGCGATACAAGTTCCAACAAAAGCAATGGAAGAAGGAACTGCTGTTCATACTTTTTTCTTAGAAAATAATAAGTTTCACGAGGAGTATATTTTTAGGCCAGAAGGATTAAATGCAAGAACGAAAGAAGGTAAAGAATGGATGAAAGAAAATGAAGGTAAAAAGATTTTGTCTTATGAATGGAAAGAAAATTTAGATCTTATGAATGAATCTATTTTGAATAGCCCCGCAGAAATAATCTATAATAACGACAATTACAGCGAATTAAGCTTTTTTTGGGACGATTTGTACGGAATAAGAGGAAAATGCAGACCTGATTGTTTATCTTATAATGGTCAATTTGTCTTAGATTTAAAAACTACACAAGATGCAAGTCCTAAAGGTTTTCAAAAATCTATTGGTGGTTTTGGCTACCATATCCAAGCAGCTTGGTATCTTCGAGGGCTTAGAAAATTAGGTGTTAAAGTAGATGAATTTTTATTTGTTGCAATAGAAAAAACAGCACCTTTTTGTGTTGGTGTATATAGGGCTGACAAAGAAATGCTTGAAGAGGGTGAAAAGAAAGTAGAAGAAGCATTAAACATTATTCAGCAATGTAATAAAAACAGACATTGGGCTGACTATACACCAGAAATACTTGATATTAGCCTTCCTCCTTGGATGGTTAATAAGAAAAACCAACCACAACAAATGGAGGAAATTGAACTTTATTGATGCCACAGTTCCCAAAAGAACCATACGAGGGTCAAGTTTATTATGACCCAGAACAAGAAAAGACTTGGATGTTTGCACAACGTCAATGGGTCGATATTACATACGAGGATTTACCAGAATGAAAATGACAAAATTGTTATCCCAAATTGTAAACCAACAAATCTTAAAACAAATGAGCCAATACGCTTAACCTAAAAAGAATGACAACAGAAATCACAAAAACTAATACAGATGGCGAGTCTTCTATTTATCAAACTACAGAGTCCTTTGAGTTTGCACAAAGACAAGCTAAAAGTTTAGCAGACTCAAAACTCGTGCCAACACAATATCAAGGTCAACAAGGCTTACCAAATTGTTTGGTTGCACTTGAAATGAGTAAAAGGATGAATTTAAGTCCTTTAACTGTTATGCAAAACTTAAATGTAATTCATGGTAAACCAACATGGTCGGCACAATTTATTTCTAGTCAAATAATGGGCTGCGGTAGATTTAAAAACTTTGATTATATAGTTACTGGAAAAGATGATAGTTTGTCTGTTCAATGCCAAGCTATAAGACTTGAAGATAATAAGTTAGTTAAAGGTACTGCTGTATCTATGAAAATGGCACAACAAGAAGGTTGGACTGCAAAAAATAAAAAGTATCAATCAATGCCAGAGATTATGCTTAAGGCGAGAGCAGCTACATTTTTTGGAAGGCAATATATACCTGATCTTTTGTTAGGTGTTCAAACTAGCGAAGAGATTGTTGATATTGAGCCTATTGATGTAACTGATACTGTAGAACCAGAAGTTGTACAACAGGAGAAAAAAGATGACTTCGGATTCTAAAAAAGAGTTCTTAACATCTCAAGAGCTTGCCGATAGATGGCACGTTCATCTTGATTCTATTCTTAGATGGAGAAGAGAGGGTAAACCTCCAAGCTACTATTCTATTCATGGAAAAATCCTCTATAAGTTGGCTGAGATAGAGGATCTCGAATTAGCCAAACGTCAATCAAACAATTAAACAAATGACTTTTAAATTAAAACTTGCAATTTTTTCTAATACAGAAGACGACCATAAAAGAGTTTATGGTGAAAATTATGATCCAAACAAAAATTATCCTAGATATTCTGGTAATTTACAAATACCTGAGTCTGAATTAATAAAATTTGTTGAATATTTACAAAAATGTCCGACTGATCCTAATGAATATTATAAAGAGCCAGTAGTACCTATTAAGGTAAGTGGTTGGCTTACAGAATCAAGTGGTGGTAAAAATTATCAGGCATTAACAATAGAACCTGTATATGCAAAACAAAAAGAAATAGAAGAATCTGGATCTAGTGATAGTGCGAGTCCTTCAAGTCCTCCACCAACTAATAAGCAAGAAGAAGATTTCCCCTTCTAATAATGTGGCATTAGGAAGGGTGAGCATTACACCTTTTGAGTAAACCTATGTAAGTCCACACTTACGATTGGTTGACATCTGTTGTCTTCTATTCCGTTAATCTAATTTGATAGTTTGCCTGTACATAACAGGCACTTATAACTTATTTTTTATCTTTAAACTTATGGCACTTTATAAAGTCCTCGGAACACTTGAAGGTACAACACCAGTACAACTTCAAAATCCAATGTATCAGCACCCATCAGAACCGCTATACAAAATTCGTACACCAATTTCACAAAAAAGAAACAAGACAGAAGAGGATCATATAACTCTTTCTAAATTAGATTTTCTTATGTCTTGTCATTGGGCTGTAGATAGTACCGATGATTGTGATTGTAGTATTGATAGCAACGGTAATGTATCTTTTGAGGGTTTTAAAAATCCTTATATGCCCGCAGAAATGTTGCGTAAGTCAATAAGAAACTCTGCAAAAGCACTTAACAACAGAAAAGGATCTGCGTTTGATAGAGGTGTTACTGTTACTGAAGACATGATGTTTGATTATAAAGGAGCAAAAGATTGTAATGGTATGTGGGATGAAAAGTTATGGGTAAGATTGCGTGGAGAGAGATCTGGTAGTTTGATATGGATTACTAGAGTAAAGATCCCTGCTGATTGGTCAGTAAACTTTTCTCTTACTTGTGATACAAGTCAAGTTGAGTTATCAGAATTAGAAACCATGTTAAAAGCAAGTGGTAAATATTCTGGTGTTGGAAGCTACAGACCTGAGAAGGGTGGAAATGCGGGTAAATTTGAGGTTACAGCATTTGAATGTGAAGAGATAGCGTTGATTTAATAATCTAGGCATCTTCGGTGTAAGTCCTAGATTTGATTCGTTTTTCTTCTTTAGGATGTATTGCCTTTCGTTGCATTACTTTCCCTTAGTTTAGATTTTCCTACTTTCCCCTCGGTTAAGACTTCTTACCATGTGTTTCAAGTTCGGCTGTACTATAACAGCCACAAGTTTTCACTAGGCATCTTTATGTGTAAGTCCTAGATTGGGTTATTATAATTTGCCTTTCATTGGGTTGTATTCCCTTAGATTAAGCTACGTTTTTATCCCATCGTTTAGCCTTTTATGCTATGTGATGACCTCAGATACGATCTTTTGGCTTAACTTAACTTTTAAGTTTGCCTGTACTTAACAGGCTACATATTATTTTTTATCTTTAATCATGCAAGATTTACCAATTCTATCAATCGACTATCAGAAAATCCGTAAAGGTGATGTATTTTCTGAAGAGCAAGTCCTTCATCACTACAAATATTTTTTATTAGGTGAGGAAGAATATCATAAACGTCTTGAAAGATATAACAAAAAAGAAGTTACTTATCATCCTGATGAGTATGCTTTTAGAGATGTTTATAGGGATATAGAAAAGAACTGTAGAGAGCTTGGTTATCCTATTGTAGCAAAAACTAAAAAGAAAAAAATCTATATTCTTGATGATAAACAAGCAGTTGACTATTTATCAAATAGGGCTGAATTACATATAGATAATTTTAAAAGAAAAGTGCAGAGACTTCATGTTGATATAGATGAGGAAAAACTATCGGATTATGATAGAAAACAACTTGAACATAAGAAAAATTATTACACCTTAATTCAAGGTCATATTGCACAAGGTCAAAAGTCCCTAAAAGAAATGCGTAAAAGAAAACAATTAGGTGGTAGTTAGATAAGATTTCGGTATGTTATTTTTATGACTACTGAAGAAAAAATCAAACAAGCTAAGAAAAGAATAGCAGAATTAGAAATATTGATTAAATCATGGCAAAACAACACTAAAACTAGATAATTCCTAGTTTTTTAGCTAAAATGTACCTAAATTATCTTTATCTATGCCTTTAACATTTAAAAGCAGACAAATTGATAAGGTTGTGTCTATTGATGATGTAGGCCAACTAAGTAATCCAGAAATTTTATTGCTTAAGGATGAACTTATGACAGCAATAAATAACATGGAAGATTCAATAAAAAAATTTAAACAAGAACAACAAGAATTGTATGACCAAGAATGGGATCAAAAAGTAAGAAGAAAACAACAAGTTTGCAAGGCTTTTTTATCGCAACTTATTAGTTTAGATTATGACGAAAGTTTATTTAGAGCTATTTACGATAAACACTTTTCAAGAATGATTTTAGAATATATAGATCAACAAGAGTTTAGAACTATTAACGATAAAGCAAGATCGTTAGCAATTCAAGAATTAGAAAAGATTAAACCATGAAAAGAAAAGAAACTAAATCAGGAAAAAAATTACAAAAATTAAAAGAATTAAGATTAAAAAAATTAGAAGAAGAATTAGATAAAGCTATAAGAGGTTACGATCATTTGTTGCACTACAAAAACGATTCAACTGTATCAGTTAAGGATGATAGAGTTGATGAGACTATAAGAACTTTAGTTATGAAACATAATTATCAAGTTCAACAAGTCTCGAAAATGCTTGTAAGAGATTTTACAGATAAAGAAAGATTAGAGGTAGAAAATGAAAGATACTAATTTTAAAGATAAAGAAATTTTAGCAATGCGTTCTAATGAAGAAGGTGTTACTAGAGCAGATAAAGATGCAAAAACTAAAAAGTATAATTTGTTAGTTAGAGGAATAGGTAATGCACCAATGAAGTTATCAACTTATGCAGAAAATAAGGAAAAGGCAATAAAGTATGCCCAAGCAAGATGGGGGGATTGTATTATTAAGGTCGTTGATTAATATTTTTGAATGGAAAAAGAAAAACAGACCTTACAGAAAGGTGAGATCGTATGTTGCGGAAATCATATTTTTAGAGTTATAAATGGGGAACGACATTGGATAAGTGAACCACCAAAAGATTGGGAAACTATTGACGGAAGAGTTTGGAATAGTTAATGCCATCTCTTAGGTATCATGCAGGGCGAATGGTCTTGTATGAAGAGAAACCAAAGACATGGCGAGTAAAAATAAAAACTCCAAAAGGTAAACTTGATTTACCTTTAGAAAGTAATGATTTAGAACCCGCTATTTTAGAAGCGGAATATTTATATGCAGACGCAAAGTGTATGAGTCGGGATCATCCGTTATGCGTTGATTGTATTCATCATTTAGTTGTAAAAGCTGAATGTGGTTTAGGTATGCCAGAAGGAAAAGCAAGTGGAGGTATATGGGCTAAGGATTGTGCCTATTTTTGGGAAAGAAAGACTTAGAGTTTATTTTATCTATATGATCTCCTGCTTGATTAATAATTTTTACTAGCCTAAAATTTTCTTTTGCAAATGCACTTATAAGATCTGGAATTTCATCAGGTTCTAAACATTCAAGTATATGTCTTAAAAATACTTCTACTTTTATTTCTTCTTCTAGTGTTACGTCAGCCATAACCCATTTTTCTACTTTTTTACGTTTTTGAGCTTGTTTTGTAAACCAATCAGACCAAGGCATAAGAATATCCATAACAAGTCCTTTATTTTTAAATTAACGTACTAGATATATAAGGCAATGAAGATATACTGTTTATAGTTACATTTATAAAATGGAATTACAAACAAGAGGTTATGGATCTTCTAAAAAGAAGAAAACAAAAAAGAAGAAAGTAAAGTTGGGAAAGTAACTACTGGAACAATAGATTTACCTACCTATTAGGAAAAAGATTGCGTTCCAAAAGATCAACAAGACCATCATCAACAGTATTATCTGTTTTCTTAACCATTGCTCGCAGTATATCTATTGCGAGTTTTTTTATGGCTGAACCTCTAAGAAATGCAAAGACGATTGGCCTTATAACTTTTAGCATAGTTTTATTATGACTAATTTAATAGTAGCTAAACCTTTTATGGCTTTGCATATATCCATCCATTACATAAATATTTAGACACTTTAGGTCTATAACCTCTATGAACATAAGTCCATGTAGCTGGAAATAAAATTAAATTACCGCAAGTAGGTTGTAACCGTGTTCCATCTAAAAATTCGGTATAACCATCATCTTGAATTTTTATTGTATTTAAGTACCACATAAAGACTATTACTCTTGATCCTTGTCTTGTCATGCACCAATCATTATGCCAACTGTAAAAACCATTTGGCTCATATTTTTGAATTTTATAACCTGTATCTTGCATTTGATATGTCTGATTCGGACAAAGATTTTTATTTATATTTGATATATGCCCTGTATATTTTTTTAATCCTATTTGTAATGCGTCAAAAAAAATCTTATCTTCTTCAATCCAATTAGAACTTGTAGTAACTCCAAAATCAGTAGTATCTTTGACAGTTTTATCTACTTTTGGATTTTCTCCTGATATACGACCTGGTTGTTTATTCGGTTCTGCTTCAAATTTATCTATAACGTGTTTACAAAATACTTTTGATAAAGAATTTTCTATTGTATAAATTAAATCCTTATGCACTAATTATCGTCTTGGCTTGATTTCTGCTACTTTAATTTCTACTTCTTTTAAGCGATGGAATACTTCTCTCATGTCATCGTGCATAACTTCTATTTTGTCTGTTAATAGTTCTATAGCTGTTGTATTTCGCACGAGATCATCTCTTGATTGTCTTCCTCTATATGACATTGAGCCAACGGAGACAAAACAAGCTGTAAGACAAGCCCCACCTAATGCTGCAATAACCTCTACCACTTTACGAGTCCTCTATATATGTCTATTATGACAGAAAAAGCCTATGACAACAGAAACCCAAAAAGAATCACAACAAAAGAATAAACAAATAGAGGATGACAAGCCTGACTATCAGGAGAAAATCATGTTTTTAGTAAGCACTACAGCACAAGGAGCTATACTTGCTTGGTGTTTAATAGTCTTATCGCTTGGATATATAAAATTACCTAATAAACTTTTTGGTTTAGACATCCCAGACCAGCCTCGTGTGGATTCGACTTTTGCTGCTGGTCTCCTGGGCAACATCCTAGCGGGATGGGGTGTTTCTGTCGGTGCTGCTAGTGGAGCAAAGAAAAAAAAGAAAGAAGATGAAGCGTCCGCAGCGTATAATACAAACGCTAGTGGACAACAGACTATAATAATAAGACAGCCAATAGAACTAATTACAAGTAAACCAGAAGTAATTAAGGAGATTAAAAAATGAAAAAACTACTTCCATTATTGCTATTAGTTGCAAGTCCTAGTTATGCGGACATAACTCAAAAGTTCACAACGTCTGCACAAATTACTGTGGATATGCCATATTCTGTAACTAATAAGTTGGGAACTACATACAGTCTTAGTGGTAATAATATTACTCCATCTGTAACTTCTGGAGGATCTACAACCTCTGGTGCGATTGGTGGACTCAATGTTTCTAGCTTAACCGCAGGTGTGCCTGCTCTTATACAAACTGATAAAGCTATCACAACAGCTGGTTCTGCCTTCTCGGTTACAGAGTCGGTGACCATGGGAGATGCTACACCATCTGCAATAACCCCATCATCAGGAATTTCTGCATTACCTCACCTTGGAGGACAGACAACTATAGGATCTGGAGGTACAGCAGGATCTCTTGGCATGACGAGTTTAAGTAGCGGAGTGCATAGCTGCACAGCAGGAGGTAGTGGTACTAGCTGTGTTGGCAGCACTACAGTAACAATCCAAATTGACTAGAGTTTGGCTGCTATTTTTTATATTATTTCCTGTCAAAACCTTTGCAAATCCTGTCGTCCCAACCTTCAGGACAGGTAGTTCCTCGACAAACAGCACTTCTCAATCAGTCATAACAGAATCTATAACGAGCTATCAATATAGAACAGGCTATTCAGTTGGTGTTAGTGGCACTAACATTGAAAGTGCTGATGTAAATGGATATATTAATGCAATACCAACAGCAGAAGCTACACAAACAGTAAATGGAATTAATTTTTCTTATACAAGTCCTACTTTGGAGGGTATGCCTAGATGGAAGATCGTAAACGAGTCTCAGCCATTCAGTTTGGTAGAGACAGTAATGACACCAGGCATCGACACCATTACCCAAATAAATCGCACTATAAATACAACCACCACAACAACCGTAGAAACTACATTTGGGCAATAGCTCTAATCCTTTGTCCCACAAAGGTTTTGGCTAATACTACTGTTGCAAGTCCTAGCTCTAATGCACAAGGAACAGTCAATAATAATGCAACTATGATTGCTCCGCAAAGCACTCCTCAGTTTCGGATGTCTCAAGGTATAGTTTGTAGTTCACCAAGTCTTACAATTACTCCTTATGTAACAGATGCTTGGTCATTTAATAGGCCAAAAGAAACTGTAACAAGACAAAATATTTACGATGAAGATACTGGTGCTATCAAATATGTGCAAGAGACACCAAGATTTGAAAAAGATAACTATAACCTTAATTATGGAATTTCAGCACAGATTAGTATTCCGTTAGGTAAAGCACCTGACTTATGTTTAAAAGCAACAGAAATGAATATAAAAAATCAAGAGTTGTTATATAAGAAAACTTCGCTTGAGCTTGCACTCTTTAGACTTAAGGTATGCTCTGAGCAGGCGAAACTCGGTGTTACGTTTACTGGAAAATACGCAGAGATTTGTGAAGGGATAAAAGTAACAGTACCACCTGGCCAAGTTATACCACATACGCACGAAATTAAGACAAAAAAATAAGTACTGGATCATCTTCGGTCAGAGGTTAAATTTAATTAACTTGCCTACAGCTTCCAATACTTATAAAACAAAGGATCATCTTCGAGCAGAGATTGAATCGAGCCAATATGCCTACAGCTTCCTTTGTTTAGGACAAGGGATCGTCCTCGAACAGGGACTAGATCTAGCTAGTGTGCCTACAGCTTCCCTTGTATTAGTTATTGTAGCTTATCTTTTTTCTTTGTCAGTTTTTTTACTAAATTTTTAACTAATGGTTTTATAGCATTAAGTATAAGAGGAGATGTCGCAGCGATAAGGCTAATTGTAGCCACGTTAAGAGCAGCACTAGGAGAAGGAAGAAAGGAATCAACAAACGTAACTGATTCGTATTCCGTGATACATTCGCCATCAGAACCTCTTTTATATGATTTTATACGCTCAATGCGAGCTTCTGAAGTATATTCACCAATTCTGCGATCATTCTTATCAGGACAAGGTTTATAGTCATCTTCTTTCTTTTCTTCTTTTGGTATCTCCGCTTGAGGTGGTTTGCCTTCTGGTAATTTATCAGGTTCTTTATTTACTGGTGCAGCCTCTTCAACTATTATTAATTGATCTGGCACATATTGAAGAGGAGTAAAACTTGGAAAAGGACAATCTGAAACAACTCCTCTAGGATCATCTATCAGCAAGTTTCTATTACCTGTATTTCTTGTGTCTCTGTGATAATATTTACAACCTATGACTTCAATATTTGAGTGTTCATAGCTAGGCGAAAAAGTATATGGAATATGAATATTTGGAATATTAATTTCTGGAATACTTATTTCTGGAATTTCCAATTATAATCCAAGTTTTTTAGGGATAGGTAATGATTTACCTGTTGTTTTTGGTAGAGCGTTATCCATCACATTAGGCAATAAACCTTTTACTTCACCTAATACTTGATTCATTATCTTTGCTTTGAATTGCTCAGATGTTACATACTTGTAACCGAAGTAGCCACCACCTAAAATAGATGTGACCATAACAAAAGAGACAATACTCAAAACATTTGCAATTTTTTGAAACATGAGAGAAGCCTTTGCTAAAGCGTTAGTACCTGTCACTATTATAACCTTTGTAGGAATTATGGCACTAGCACCTTTATACGTCACAATGTCTATGATGACAAGGCAAATGCAAGAATCTAAGCGTTAATTTTTTGCTTTCTTTGCATCAGAAGGTTTTAATTCTTCTTCCTGTGATTTTGTAGATAATAATTGTGCCTGTGCATCTTTTACTCCTAAAATTGCACCTTGATACCTGTCTTCATTTTTACAGGCGATGTCATAATCATTTTTAGCTTTTTGCTTAATTTTTTGAATTTCTAAAAGCTGCTGTTCGTATTGTTTTATAAGATCGTCAAGTGGATTGGTCATTAGTCTGCTTCCTCTGTTGTATTACTTTTAGCCCATTCAAGGTACTCTTGGTAACAACTGTTTGCAGAATCCATTGGAATAGATGAAATTGTACCATCATCTGATATTCTTTGAATTGAATTAGAGTTTTTCATTGACTCATCAGGATCTTTAATTTGTTTGTTTAGTTTGTAACGTGTTGCCATGATTAAAGCTCCGATGAAAATTCCATAGTGCCAGTTGCTTGGAATTGTAATTCACCTCCCAAGCCATCTTCAGATGAACCAGCAGTTCCGTTATTGAATAATCTCATAGATTTAAAACTAGACGTGTCAGCAGTATTAGTATTTGTAACTAATTGATTTAAGTTAAAGTTATTACTAGCATTATGTGAATAAAATCTTGCTGCTGTAGATGTTCCTGTATAAGTAGGTTGCGATCTCATAGGTACTGGATATAAAACTGAAAACCATTGAACATCATGCCAAACTGCATAACCAGAACAACCAGCAAAATCATCATTATTACCTTTTATATTGAAATAATACCTCTGACATAAAGCAAGCTCATGTGCAAATGACCTATGCTCAAAATCTGTTGCCTTGCCTGACCCAGTATGATCTACTTCTAATTGAACTCCTGTCAAATAAAACTCATTACTGGTGTTATCCATAAAATTAGATTGACCTGTTACTCCTCTGAAATATCCTCCGTCAACCTCCCAGGTAGGTTTTGCTGCTGTTATATCATTAGGCCCAGCAGCCAATACCCATACAAGTGTCATACCAGAACCATTATCGTTCCTCATTCCATAGGTTGCATCAGTATCTCCAGCAAACGTAAAAGAAAATCTTTGGTATGTGGATGTAGGAGTAAAAGCAACAGTTACAGTTTTTTGCGTAGCATCTTGTCGTGAATAAAACAGACATAAAGTATATTGATCTCCACTATTTGCTGAAGCTGTTTTTGCATAGAAAGATATAGTTAATGATTTTGCAGAGGAAGTTCCATAAGCCAAATCTTGTAAATCCTGTCCTTCTATTTGATGCCTTATTGTGACATTACCACCACCAGTAGGTGTGTTAGTTGCGTCTGGTGTAATTTTGTACGAATTTTTAAAACCAACTGCAGCATCTGTTGACTGAGTAACAGTACAATCTCCATCAGCACCACCTGTAGTAACATGCTGAAATCTATCTAAGGTATAAATTTGGTTTGTACCAGTAGGAGAAAATGTTGTTCCTCTCTGACTACAAATCATCGAACCATTTATGACCTTGTTTCGATTACTTAGGTTATTAGTAATATTGGCAGTACAAGTACCGTCATTGGCAAGAGTCACAGCATCTCCTGATGCTCCAGTATGACGAATACTGTTAACAATTAATCTACTGCTCATGGCTTAGGATTAGCGTCTTTGACTGCCTTGATATGTTTTGCCCATGTTCCAGTAGCATCTAATTTACCCGCTAACAAGTCTTTGTAGAGCATATCGAGTTGATCTCCTACAGAAAAATAAATTTTAGATCCATTGGTGGTACGATCTGACTTATACTTTATAGCTGCTGCTGCATCGTCTAAAGCTTTTCTAGCTGCTGCCACCTTTGCATCGTCTAATGTGACTTTCTTACCGTCAGCATCAAACGCTCCAGCAGAATCGTCAATCGTTACAACAGGTTTTGCTTCAGATTTGTATGCTTTGTAAATAGCTTCGTGATCTAATGCCATAGTGTTTTTCCTTAATTATAAGAGATAGCCATTAACCTGCTACCTCCATTGCTATAAAGACTGATGCTGCTCGCTGTAAAGATGAACTGTCTGTAGTTCCATTTACTTCATTTATATACATAGTTCTTGAGCTACTAGAACCATGTGCACAGCCAAGGCTGTAAGTTTGAGCAGAAGTTGAGTTTGGTTTGTCTAAAAGTGCAAGAGTAAAACAATTACCAGCAGGGTTTGTATTGTTACCACTCGCTGTTACTCGTTTTCTAGATCCAGCAGCATCACCAATAGGTGTTGTTGTACTACCTCCGTTTACTGCTGTACTAAGGGTTGATCCCCCTCGTCTGTAGACAATAGATACATTACTTACAGCACCAGATACAGCGAGATTTATAAACCCACTTAAATATATTAAGCTTGATGTACTTGACGGGGTAATACTTATATTAAATGTGGAATCAGTAGTTCCAAATGAACCAGCACCCACACTAAATGATGTAATGTCTGTTTTAACTGTCTGTACAACTTGAATAACATTTCCTGATTTTGGATTTGTTGTTGTTAAAACTGTACCGCTTGCTGTATCAGGAACAGTTAATACTCTTGCATTTGAACCAGAAGCTGGAGCCTTAATTTCAAAAGTACCTCCTCCAGAATCAGCTGTTAATTTTATAGAACTCATGCTGCTATCTCCTGTGCTGTTATTGTAGAAGCACATTGCATTGTATTAAAAGAGTTTGTTGTACTTCCTCCTCTATTTAAATAAATAGTCCTAGTCAAACCTGACGTATGAGCTATACCAAAGTTATAGTATCTACTGTTTGTATCTCCAGCAGTATCAAGATATTGAACAATAAAATTAGGGTATGGGGTAACAGGAGTAGTCTCAGGAGAGTACCATACACCACTAAACATTCTTGATTTATTACCATCTTGATCTCCATTTCCTGCATCAAGTCTGCTACCATTTTTTTCTAATCTGACCATCATATATTGTTGACTGTCAACCCCTACTGATATTACTCCAGTAATTAAAATTTTACTTGATGCTGAAATTGGAGTTATTGTAGCTTTTAAACTAGAATCGGTATAACTCCACCAAGCTTGGGTTCCAAGTGCATTACTTGCAGTATTTGTTTTTGTAGCTGAAGCAACTTGAAGAATAGCTCCAGCACCTCTTTTTGCTGCTGTTACAGCACCACTAGCAAGCATATCAGTATCAACAATACCGTCTGGAAGTCCTCCTACTGAGACTCCTGTTACTGTTCCTGATCCATTAATTGCAATAGGCATAATTTAAACCACCG